GATTTCGGCACCAGTTTTGTTACGTTCATATTGAACGGGTAGGTCATTTCTGCCTACCTCTATGTGTCCCCACATAGCTCAGACTATCTCACCACCCTCAATAGAGGGGTCAAGCATTCGGATCTTATAACTGAAACTATCTTTCATATAAGGGAGTACACCTACACAGAACATCTCCACATCTCGTGAACGAAGTCGCATGTAATAGTATTTACCCTGTCGATTGATATTGAACTCAACACCAAGCTTATCTCTAATAGCATTCTTTAAAAGAAGATGATCTCCGTATGAGAGTCTCTTCATGTTTAATGTTAAATTCCACGAAGAATTCTTTAAACCTTTCTTTTCATTAGGTTTATCTTCATGCAAACATCCATCACACATATATAGAATTGCCATCGCTTCCCAATCAAGAAGCTTCAGAGCATGTGGGTCGATTCCCTTATATCCATCGGTATAAATTCTATCTCGAATAGTGGTGATAAAAGGATGGGTGTTGGTCTCAAGACGAATCTGAGGTGCACGTACACAACCATCCGTGTTATAATCTTTTCGTTCATACTGTTTAGTACCAACGAAAGTGTTAAACACATTATCAACCCAATCAATATAGTCTTTATTCTCTGCTTTCATATTCATAATGAACTTGGCATTCTGCTTAATTACATAAGCACCGCCATCTCCCATGATGAAATACGAAACCAGCTTAGTTAGTTCTTTTTTATCCATAGTCGTTACACTCTCCATATCGGAATAGCACGGTATTGTCCGTTCTGGACTTTCACCGTTTTAGTCTTGATTATTCAAGTAAGATTACTCTTACAGGCCGCTAGCAGTTAACGGGTTAACACCTTTAAACCAAGGAGCGCGTTTAGTAGCTGCTTCTCCGTTAATAAATCCGGGTTCGCTGCCTCCACTTCGAACCATAAGATCAAAGATGTGGCTAAGTTCTTCTCGAGACGGTTTATGTTTAAAGAGTAGAGAGTTGTTGCTTTGGGCACGTTGAATGTTTCCTTCCCACCAGTTATTCTTAGCTACTGCGAATTCTTTCCATTCGTCTTCACCATATTCAAATAGAGCGATTTCGGCAGAACGACGAGAAGAGAGAACAGTACCCAGCCAATTGACCAAATCAAGAACATCCATACGACTAAGTAGGCTGCCAGCACGTCGGTTAAGGATTTTAAAAATTGCTTCATAAGCACTTGCCAGTGACGAATCACCTGAACTAATCCAGCCATAACCTTTCAACCTTTCCCCTGCGGGACGAATCTGTGAGAAATCGAGTACAAGTTTACGGGCGGAAAACTTATGAGCGACCAGCTTACCGATACTCTTACTCCAGGCTTCTGCACTGTCTCCGATTCGGATTGTCCATACTCCTGTTTCTGGATTGTAAGTTTCTGTGTTATCTTGTTCTCCATCTTTCTCAGTTCGTGTTGAACGAATGACTTCTAGTTCTGGGATAGGCTTTTGGAAGCCGGTGAGTTGCCCGACAACTGGTCGGAAGCCCACTCCGCAGCCCTGCATGAGGAGCCAGAGCACATCAACCACGTCATATACAGTTTCCACATTCGTGAAGGAGCAGTTAAACTGACTTGCTTCTCGTCGCTTTGCCACCTCAGTTCCTCCAAGCCACAGTGTCCGTCCTGACATGAGCACTTTGCGTTCAAGCATAAGCTGTTGGAGTTCATTGAGTTCGTCCTTCTGTGACTGGTCTAGTGGTTGATCAAGTGAACGACTCCAAAGCCATTCTTGATGCCCGATAACACGGTCTACTGTTTCTTTGAATGTTTCAAACAATGTCCCTTCATCATTTTTAGGTCTATTGTAGGTGCGTCGAGTGATAAGTTGAGAGCGTAAACTTTGCATTTATTCCTTTATAGTTATTTAGAGGGAAAGAGTATAACCTCAAATTCCCTCGTTATTCGACATTACCGATTATCACCAGAACCAGAAATAACACCTCTTTGACTGCGGCTCTCTAGCTTAAAGATATTACTATTAGCCACATCGGATAGAGAAAAGCCGTTATCAGCAGCAACAGCAGCAATAGACCAAAGAATATCTCCCAATTCTTTCTTGACATTTTGTTCATAGTCTGGCTTACGTCCGTCTCGAATTGCTTTAGCACGAAGGGAGAATAGTTCTCCAACTTCCCCTACTAGATTCTCTACTGCGTATTGCTCATTAGCACTCTCCATACGGAAGGAAAGTGCTTTGGCTTGGTAATCGTTAAGTGTGTAAATCATTCGTATCGCTTATTTAAATAGTCCAAAGAAACAGGCATCAAGTCAAATTGACCATCATTAACCTCATGGAACATTAGAGCACCTCTCCAGTGTCTGTTACCTTGCGGACCAAGATAGTCTTCGTTGTGCTCATAGCAGCTTCCTGCAATAATACTAGTTAGTCGTCTACCGTCCGCTCGGTGTGCCGTGGCAATCTGTAAGCCTTGCTGGTGTCCGGCAACACATGACATATGCTTTTTACTAAGTTGTGCGTTAGCTGTAGAAGCTGGTCTACCAGCTACACCAGTAGGAAAGTAATGACTATAAGCAATATCATTGATAACCACGACATCAAGGAAAGGATGAACCTCCCAACCGAAACGTTCGTAACCTAAATCCTCCATTCGTAATAGACCTTCTAGCTTTGGATCATTATTAACAGCTCTGTTAATTCTGTTTTCATGATTACCTAGCGTCATTACCAGACGAGGTTTCCAACGTCGCTTCTTGTTCACCCCCAGACGAATCTGCTCGTTTGCAATAGGGATCATAAGCTCGTTCATAGCCTCTACAGCAGCGTCAATATCGTTGGTGTACCTACGCCCTTCAAAGTCCTTCTTACCTACGTCGTAGGAGCTTAGAGAGGGCATATCAGCGAAGTCACCTAAGCAAACAATAACATCAGGTTTCTTTTCGGCAATATATTGACCAATCTTATATAGATAATTAAAATCGTCACCAGGACGTACTTGACAGTCAGGTATAATGAAATGTTTCAACCGTAAATCTCCTTATATTTCTTAATAGCATCTTCTTCTGAATCAGCATCTAGAAGGACATAATCGTCACTCATCCATTGGTAGGGTAGTTCATCACACTCTTGTACAGTGTAGTCTGGCCAAACGCGATAGGTGAACATCAGTCTAACAAAGCCTTTACAGAAATAGGGAAGATAGGTTCAATCAATGAACGAGCTTGTTGAGCTACAATGCGCGATTCGTATTGTGTATGTGGATCAAGACGTAAGCGTAACATGTCACACCAAGCGCCTAAAGTACCACTCCAAATCCATTCAGTCATCATGTTCTGAGGTAACACCATACGGGCTTGTTCAGCACAGACACCAGAATTCATCAAATCTTCATAGGTATCTAATGAATGTATAATCACCTTCTCTACTCTATCAGAAAGATCATCTTGAAATTCCCTTGGTCCAAATACGTGTCCGCTACCTTGCTTGACATTAGCAGCCTTACTCCTCCAACCCTCAGGAGGAATATAGAACTCAGGCTCCTCGTCAACATAACGCCTACTCACCTCATTCCAAGGCATAAAACGATGCTTAACAAGCTGCCTAGCAACGAAGATAGGAGCCTTAATCCTCATAGTGATGAAGCTGTGATTGAAAGGGGAGAAGTGTTTATGCTTGGCCAGATACTTGATAAGCTTCTCGTCCTTCTCTATAACGCCGTCAGGGTCCCCTGCCCAATTACGAGCATAATCACTTTCTTTATTAAAAGAAACCCGTGCAGCATTAACAACATCTAGATCATCACCCCATCGCTCAGGATTAATAGCTGTAACTTGAATATCAGATTGCTTCATATTGTTGGTAAAAATGGTCAATTAATCGAGGGTCCATGTGCTCGTATTCATCTGGAATATCTAACACTTTAATCTTATGCAGGTAGGGTACAAGATCGAAGCAGAGATCGGCCTGCTCACGATTGTAAGGATTTACGAATACGATTTCATCTGCCCACTCCATTAAGATTTCATTCAAAGGAATTAGAGCATATTGTAATCCAGTTCCTGCACAACGGGTGTTATATTTTCTACCGTAGATACGTGCAGCCGTTGCACTACGAAGGACACCGGCACTACATACGAACAACACTTTCTTATCAAAACCTTGGTAGGGATTATAAATAACGCCTTTATCATACTGTCTGATTCTATCAGTTAAATTCATTATGCTCTCCAACGGTCATCCGTATCAGGACGTACCTTCATGTTATTACTCAAGAACATCCAGCAACAACCTACATGGTCGATATGAGGAAGTCCAGATTCTGGATCAAGGTCTTCACCCCTCATAATAGCAAACAGATGACGAAGCATTGCTGCAATCAATCGTGTATTAGCAATACCTTTACGCCAATTATGTGCTGCATATTTCTGAGCACCAAATGTCAACACCTTAGCCAAACCCTCTAATGCAAGAGGGTCTAGAAGGTCCATACGAGGCTTCTCACCGTCGTATTTAACTGCCACTTCAGGTAAGTTCATAACCACGCTCCTTCATAAACACAACCATTTTACTCAACATTTCCTTTCGCTCCTCTTGAGGAATCTGTTCTGTATAACGAATCATTAAAGCAGCACCTCCGGGACTAATTCGTTTCTCTTTATTTGTATGAGCTTCCGCAATATTACATAGCGTTACAGCACGATTACGTGTACGTAGATCAACGTCTTCAACATCATTAAAGAGGGAATATCCCTTGAACTCATTTGCTTGATTTTCTTGTAGCATTCTCTTCCTTCGTAATTAATTTGTGACAGGGCTTGCAGACAACTTCTAGCCCGCTCTTCTCACAGAACAATCGTTTAATAACGTTGTCCCAATTATCAAATCCCTTGATAGGCACGACAGGAATTATATGATTAACCTCAACATCTTTAGCAGGGAATTCTCCCTCACATTGATTACACTTATAGTGCTTGGCCATACGACCTGTCTTAACGTTAATCTTCGTACCTACACATGCTTCGCTTAAGACTGAGTATTTCGGAGGCCATCTTTGACTAGCGCTCCGTAATGCGCTCTTTACGAAAGAATTAAATCTAGCTTGGGTCCATTCCCCATTATTGTAAGGTTTATTGGTAATTAGGTAGTCTCCACATAATAGGTTTTCCTTCTTCGTCCAACTCTCTCACCATCCAGAGGAGCTGCCCTTGTTCTAACAATTCCTTCTCAGCATCATCCCCATAGACCCCTCTATAAGCCTCTAGAACAGCCTTGAAAGCTTCGTCGGGTGTCTTGGTATCCTTTAAAACTTCAAAGGCTTTAACAGGCCCTGTTCCGTCTAAGCCAGGGATAGAATCTACACGGTCGCCTGTGAGACATTGTGAGTAGAAAAAGACCAAACCCTCACCTTTGATGGATTTTCGGTCACTAGACAACCTGATTTCTCCAAACTCTTCCACCTCATACGGTCCATAACTGGGCTGATTTCCCAATTCCCAACCATAATGCCATCCAGGAACACTTTTAAGGTCCTTATCTCTGGTACATATGATTGTTTCATAACCCTCTTTCAATCCCTTAGTTTGAGCTATAGCCAATAGATCATCTGCTTCAAGACCATCTGACACTACACAGTCGTAAGTACACATCATGTGTGACTTAATGTTCTTGTAATGCCACGGCTTCAAGCTAGGACGATCCTTGTAAGGCTGTCGTTTAGCGATATGATAGCGGAAGTTATTCCCACCTGTGAAATAGAATGTAGCCGGTTCCGTAGCTCCTACAGCACCTAAGATGTTATTGATTCGCATCTCTAACAACTCTTCCACGTAGGAGAAGGGAGGGACAGTCCCTTCTTCCTTGAATGGAGCTTCAGCAGCAAATCCTACTTCATACGCTAGAATATCTGCATCAACAATAGGTTTCATTAATATGGTACGTTGTCGTCTACATCGAACGGAGGGTCTCCTACCTCAGCAGATGCTTCCATACCGTGTTCATCTTTGACCTTGTTGGCCACATCCTTTCTCTTCTTTGCTGGCGCATCTCCAGCAGCAGATACCAGCTTTTGAAGTGCACTACCTTCATAGTTCAGATTTACTTTAATCTTGTCACGAATCCACTCAGGCAACGAGTTAAACACTTCCATGTCTGGTTCGTCCAATACGAACACTTTTG